TTTTCGGAAGAAAAATTCTTAGAGACGAAGCAGTAAGATCTGGCGTAATCACAATCGGTTAATTTTAGGAGGGAATAAAATATGACTGCTTATAATAGTTCAAACGCAAACAGATTGCTTAAAGCATCATCTGATCAGGTGCGAATTATGTCTGAGGTTGTAGATTTCTCTTCTACAACTAATGCTGCAACTGACACTTTTGATGTTATTGGTATTCCTGCAAATACTTTAGTACTTTCTGCAGGCGTAGACGTTCTTTCTGCAGGTACTGGAACAGGTACAATTGCTGTAGGAGATTCTGGAGACGCAGACCAATACGTTGACGAAGTAGCACCAACATCTACAGGACAACAAACAATATTAAATGCACCTGAAGCATATTCAAGTGCAGATGATATTAGAGTGACTGTAGCTACTGCTGCTGTTAACGCAAAAGTAAGAGTATGGGCAACTATGATTTCACTTGATAAAGGTGGATCAGACGCTGACACAGACTCACAAAACGTAACATTTAGTTAATAACTAATTAATCTTGGGGGGAGCAATCCCCCCTTGGTTTATCAGGAGAATAAATGTCAACAACATATTTAACTTTAACAAACAGAACATTAAGAGAATTAAACGAAATAGAATTAACTTCTGCTAACTTTGCTTCAAGCAGAGGAATTCAAACTGCAGTTAAAGATTTTATAAATAAATCTATACATGACATTTACAATGAAACAGGTGAAATACCTTTGCTATATGCAAGAACTACACAAAATTTAGAAATAGGAGATAATGAATACTCTTTCCCTGCTGATTTTAGAAAAGCAGATATGGATTCATTTTCAATAGGACCAAAAGAATTAATTACTAATGGAGAGTTTACATCTAATATAGATAATTGGACAACACAAAGTGGATCTCCAGCGTACTCTAGTTCAGGTAATGGTAGATTAAGTTTAAGTAATGCATCTGCATCACAATCATTTTCTACAGTTGTAAACAAAACATATAGATTACAAGTTAGAGTATTAAACTCTAATGCTAATTCAGATACACTTGATGTAGCTGTAGGTACAAGTGCAGGCGGTACAGAAAATAAAAGCAGTAGTATCACTGTTACTAATTATGGTGAAGGTAATATTTTAAATACTACATTTACTGCAACTGCTACAACTACACATATACAATTATCTACATCTGGAGACTTTACAGTTGATTATGTTAGAGTATCTAGAAATGATATATTAAATACTAAAATGGTATATATATCATATGATAATTATTTACAAAATTTTAAACCTACTGATGATACTAATAGTAGTAGTAATTATGCAAACCCTGTAAGAGTTTATATATTACCAGATCATGCTACATTTGGGGTAAGTCCAAGACCAGATAGTAATGAATTTTCAGTAAGTTATATTTATTACACAACACATACAGATTTATCTGCTCATGGAGATACTATGAGTTTACCAGATAGATTTGGAACATTAATTATTGATAGAGCAAAATATTATACATATATGCTAAGATCTGATCCTCAACATGCACAATTAGCTGATAGAGATTTTCAAAGAAAATTAAGATTACTAAAAGTAGATTATGCAACTAAAAATGATTATATGAGAACAGATACAATAGCAGAAAGTATTTCATTAAATATAGGAGGCAGAGTTAGCTAATGGCTATTAGAGAAAAAGAAGAAAATAAAAAAAATGGTATGAAAGTTACTGATAATATGGACGGTGAAAAAAAAGCTAATGAAAAATTACAAGCTAAATTATTTCCTCCGCCTATACCAAAAGATCTTTCATATGACGATGCTGTAAAAACATTTGAGATGAGTTTAGATCGTAAACCTAAAAGTATTGATGAACTATTAGACTTTTTTAAAAATAGAAAATTAAATAAAAAAACACCAAAAATATCTAAAACAATAGTTTAAAAATGCCAGCAACGGATCTTATATCACCATTTGTAGTGAGTTGTGCAGGAGGCTTAACACTTAACAAAGATGTGTTTTCTATGGCTCCTGGTGAAGCACTTATACTACGAAACTTTGAACCTGATATTAAAGGCGGATATAGAAGAGTTAGTGGAACAGCATTATACAATACTACAATTGTTCCTCAAGGTACAAGCACATCAAGTTTAGTTATAGATTGTGCTATTATATTTAATGGGCAAATAATTGTAGCTAGAGGTGGGGATATACATAGAGGTACAACTTCAGGTAGTTGGACAAGTTTAACTACAGGTTTAGGCACATCTACTAGAGCATACGATTTTGAAAAATATAATTTTGATGGAACTGATAAAATTATAATTGCTACAGGACATTCACCTGCACAATCTATTAATAGTTCTTTTGCTGTAGATGTTATTAATGCAACAGGTGGTGGTACAGCTCCTACAAATCCTAAGTTTGTAAAAGCATTTCAAAACCATATGTTTTATGCAGGTGCTACAAATCCACAAGAAGTTTTATTTAGTGCACCTTTTGCTGAAGATGATTTTAATACAGCTGATGGTGCAGGTTCATTTAAAGTTGACTCTGAAGTGGTTGGACTAAGAGTATTTAGGAATGAACTATTTATTTTTTGTGTTGATAGAATTTATAAATTAACTGGTACATCTTCTGCAGATTTTGCAGTACAAGAAGTTACTAGAAATATTGGTTGTAGAGATGGTGGTAGTATTCAGGAGATTGGTGGTGATGTTATATTTTTAGCACCTGATGGATTAAGAACTATTGCTGGTACAGCTAGAATTGGTGACGTTGAACTAGGATCTATATCTAGACAAATACAAGCTAGAATTGACGAAATAGGATTAGATAGAATATCTTCACTAGTTATTAGAGATAAATCTCAATATAGATTATTTTATCCAGAAACAAATACACTACAACAATCTTCAAAAGGTGTTATAGGTGTATTAAAATCTAATGTAAATACTGGACAAATAGGATTTGAATATTCAGACATGATAGGTATTAAGCCAGCATGCACAGACTCAGATTTTATAAGTGGTACAGAGACACAAGTATTTGGTGGTTATGATGGATATATTTACAAAATGGAAGTTGGAAATACTTTTGCTAACGGTACAAGTACAAATACTATTGTAGCTACATATAGATCTCCAGATATGGTGCTAGGTGATCCTGGATTAAGAAAATATATGCAAAGGGTTAATCTAAACTATGAAGGAGAAGGAACTGCTGTAGATGCAGAATTAGCAGTTAGGTATGATTATGATAGTTCTAATACACCTCAACCTAATAAAATATCTATACAATCGGCAGGAGGTTCATCAATATACGGAACATCAGTATATGGCACATCTTTATATGGAGCATCAGGAACACCTCTTATAAGACAAACTGTAGAAGGATCAGGATTTGCAGTAGCTTTAAAAATAGATGATACAAACCAAGCAGATGCATTTTCAGTAAAAGGATTTCAATTAGAATTTACCCCAGGAGGAAGAAGATAAAATGGCAGGATACTCAGCACGACAGTCAACTTATACTACAGGTGACGTTATTGCAGCAGCAGATACTAATAATGAATTTAACCAATTATTAGCTGCATTTAACGCAAGCACAGGACACACGCATGATGGCACTGCGGGTGATGGTGGCCCTGTATCTGTTTTAAGAGATAGTAACACATATAATCAGATTATACTAGATGCTACTAATAATCATTTAGAATTTTATGTAAACGTATCTTCTTCATCAGTACAGCAATTAAGAATACAAGATGGTGCTATTGTACCTATAACAGATAATGATATTGATTTAGGTACAAGTTCTTTAGAATTTAAAGATTTATATATTGATGGTACTGCTAATATAGATGCACTAGCAATGCCTACTACAACAGTTACAGATATACTAGATGAAGATACATTAGCATCTGATAGTGCAACTGCTTTAGCTACACAACAATCTATTAAAGCATATGTAGACTCTCAAGTAACTGAACAAGATTTAGATCTTACAACAGATAGTGGAACAATTGATATTGATTTAGATTCTGAAACTTTAACAATAGCAGGTGGAGAAGGAATTGATACTTCAGCTACAGGAACTACAGTTACTATTTCTGGAGAAGATGCAAGTACAAGTAATAAAGGTATTGCATCATTTAATTCTGCTGACTTTAGTGTATCTAGTGGTGCTGTTTCTTTAGCGACAACAGCTACTACAACAGAATTAAATATTATTGATGGTGATACAATTGCTACATCTACTACGCTAGCAGATGCAGATAGAGTTGTTGTTAATGATAATGGAACAATGGTTCAAGTTGCATTAACAGACTTTGAAACATATTTTGAATCTGCACTAGATACTTTATCTAATGTTACTACTGTAGGTGCTTTAAATTCAGGATCAATTACATCTGGCTTTGGGAGTATTAACAATGGATCTTCAGCAATTACTACAACAGGAACTATTACATATGGTAGCTTATCAGATGGTAGTATAACAGTTACTGCATTTGTAGATGAAGATAATATGGCTTCAGATTCTGCAACTTTAATACCTACACAGCAATCAGTTAAAGCATATGTTGATTCTCAAGTTGCTACAGCTAATGAATTATCAGAATTGACAGATGTTAATATTACATCACCTGCTGATGCATCTTTATTATTTTATGATACAGGTACATCTAAATGGATTGATAATGTAGTCTCTGGTGATATTACAATAGCTGATACAGGTGTTGCTGCTATTAGTTCAGGCGTTATTGTTAATGCTGATATTAATGCTTCAGCAGCTATTGATGCTACTAAGATACATGATGGTTCTGTATCTAATACAGAAT